TTTTTCATCATAAACAGACATATTATCTTTGTCCTTTCAAGTTATAGGTAAAATTTAACCAATGAACTTTGAATCTTTGATTCGCTGTATTTTTATTTGAAAACTTAAATTGAACACGTTTACCTCTTGCGCCTGCTAAGTATTGTCTGACGTCTTTCTGGTAAGAGCCACCGCCCCACGTATCAACACCCAAAACCATCGTACCCCATAGGCTAGATTCTGGATCAATATGTATATCATATTCAGTTCCGCTGCCAGAATCTGAGTCAGTTTTTATCGTAAAACCCATATTGTAATCACCAGCGAGGTCCACCAATAGATTAGAATATCGCAAGTCTTTTGAAAAGGAATCTTCGCCGTCAAGTCCAGTAAATTCTTTTGTCCAGAAATAGGAATTAATAGCAACACCGCTATCAGAATACACACCAGGATCTTCTTTATATAAATACCCTACGGCGTTACTTGTTCCAAAATAAAGAGACCCGCTATATATAACGAATTGAGCAACATTTAACCCGCTCCACGGAGACCACGCCTCACGCTGACTTTTGCTTAAATTGTCTATCGAAAAATCCATGACATAAACACGATTATTGATTGTGTTCGGTGAGTCTTTCGTAAGAGCAATGTAAGCCTTATTTTTATAAACAATAGAAGAAATATTTCCGACATAAGCTTCTTGAACATCGAACATATCAGGCTCTATGCGATCAGACAATAGATCGGCCCCAGCTGTCCCTGTTGATAAAACTGATGTTGTGGCTTCTATCGATTCACCAGAAAAAGCCGCAATTCCTACAAACTTATCGTTTTGCATAGCTGGAAAGCCGACTTTATTTTTAAAGCTAAATTGACCAAAAGGTGATTTAGAAGTGTACGGTGATTTAGATTTTACAAGCTTCCAATTTCCAGGTGTAGTATCTGGTTGATACCAAACATACGTATTTCTTTGGCAAAATAAAATAAGGCTAGAATCTTGAATTCCAAAGCTAACAAAGAAGTCAGAAGCTGCATCGCCAACGATTTGAAAATTAGTCGAGGCCACAGTGTAAGGCTCGTTTAAATCAGAATACCAAACAAAGCTAGGGTTATCAGCATCATTCATAAACAATCTATTATTGAAATAAATTATTGTAGAATACTTTGGCGGCACACCTTTTTCACTCGGAGCCGCAACACCAAGAGAAGAGTCGGGTGTATTATCTAAAAGAGTAGTTGTTGTGTTGTCGTTTAAAGTTGAATGCCTAAACCAAGTCGAACCACTTGTTACGGTCCTGTAAATATATCTTGCAGAAACACCCCAGCTTTGCGGAGCTACTGGAACACATATCATTGATATTTGCGCAGCTGTAACCGCGAACGTCGCAGTCGACGAACTAGGATTTCCTTCAACTAAAGCAGAATTTACAAATGTGAACTTATATCGGTAGTCACCAGTCAACACACCAGCCGCGCCCGTATATTGAACCGAAGAATTAGCCATTGAATAAACACCATGACGAGTAAAATCAGTACCGTTGTATTTATAAGGAATCACGCCGCCGTTTCCTACAAATAAATGATTTTCCATTGTAGCAGCGCCAATTCTAACCCCAGCTGTAAAAACAGACTGAGCACTTGGAATAGTAACAAAAGATGTTCCAGCTAAAGTATAACCATTTCCACCGTAAAACCCGACCATTGTCTCAGCGTTGTTTGTTCCTTTTCGAACATAAAGACCATCACAAACATAAGATCCAACAGATGCCGTATTTATTATTCTAAACCCATCGCGAGTACCAACTGAGCCAGCGTCAAAAACAACATTCATGCAATCTGGTGATTCATTATTGTTTATAATAGATTTTTCAAACTTTGAATTTTGTCCACCGTCGAACATTACTTTGTTATTATGTGGAAAAATCTTCTTAAAATTACTCATGTTGTACCTAGATATCCTTCAAACATTGAGTCTTCGTCTTGAACAGCTGCAAAGCTATCTCCGCGCTTTGTCTTTTTCACCCATTTTTTAGCCTCGTTTACAGCCTCACTCCATTTTTTTTCATAATAAACAAGCATGTTAGCATTTGAGTCTTTTGCGCACATTCCAGTTAGAATAAAGTTAACCAAATCCATGTGAAATTGAGTTGGAATCTCTAAAGTAGAACTAATCGTCAAAGCTGCGGGCTCGTTTAAAGAGTAAATTTTTATAGTGTCTGAGCTAGTCGAAGGTATTGGTCTTAAAGAAATTGTATTATTCCAAACAAAATAATATTGAGGCGTCCCCTCTGACGTAGAAGCTTGATTTAATCCAGTGATCGAGTCGTCTTCGCGCATAGTTATAGGCTTAAGCTTTCTACCAGCGTATGTTATTCTTTTAATCTTAATCGTATTTGTTGGAAAATCATATTCTTGCTGTGAAGCGACCGAAGTCGTGCTATAAATGGCCTCAATTATGTCAGGGACTTTTTTAGTTAAATCTAAGCATCCTTCATATAGTAAATCTAATAATTCTTGATCTGAATAAAACGAATCACCTATTGCATTGTACTTGTTTCTGGCCGCATTAATGATTTGTGTTGGCGTCATATTTTAGCTCCATGTTGTAGTTCCAGCCGTTGCACAAGTAAAACTTGAACTAGGCCTGCTTGCAGAAGTCCAGGAAGCAAAATCTCTGTTTTCTGCATTTGTCGTATCAGAAACAAATACCGTTTTCCAAATCCCATTCGATAATTGCTCACTGGAATTGTCTGATAAAACAGAGAAGCTTTCATAAATAATTTTATCTAATGTCTTTGGAAAAGCATCATTTGGAGTAACAGAATCTTCAATTAATTTAACGACAGATTTTGAATATGTCGTGTCTGGAATTATAGCACTTGATGCAACTTTAACAACAGTAAAAACCTGAGGAAAGCTGCCTTCACCCCACTTTGTCACACCCCAAGTCATTGTGTAAATTGGTGTTGATTGACCCCATTTGCTAGACGGACCGACGCCAAAAAGATTAATTGAATTTGTAATCGTCTTGGTATAATCGGCCATGTCACCCCTAAGATATTGTTAGCTGACAAACAACGGTCAAAGTGTCTGAAGCTGACTTATTAATTACAGCCTCAGTGTCACGAGCTATGAGTGTACCAGCTGTGTTGCTACTAAAAAGCCCGTATTCATAAATTGCACCAGTCCCAGATCCAGCTCCAAAAGTCGCAGTGACTTGATAAATCTGTCCACTTAAATATGAAGCTGTGCCTGTAGATCTAGAAACCTCAGTACCTAAAGCTGTATTTGCTGCGTTCTCAGCTGTTGAGTCTGTTCCTATTGCAATATATTTTCCTGTAAAACTTGCAGCACCTGCCACGGCTGAATTAAGAAAAGAAGCAATAAATTCCTTACCGACAGTTGTCACAACGTTAAATCCTTGGCGCTTTTCTTTTAATTCTCCACCAGGACCATAAAGATATGTGAACCATTCGCCCTTCATTTTTACTGCTTCTTGACTCATATTATCTCTTTCCTTTTTTGCTAATTTCTAAGTCCAAAGACGAATCTTTAACTGTTTCTAAGTGTGAAAAATTACTTTTAATATAAGCATCTAACTCAGCTTGAGAGTTGAACTTTTTACCATCAACAGGGCTTATGTAACTAAACGTAGGCTCAACAATAACTGTGTCACCGTCTGGTTTAATTTCTATACATTTATATGTCTTTGGGTCTTGTGTTCCGTCTCCACGCTCCATCATTGGAAAGTATTGGCCCTTGAACATAATGGCATCTTCATAATCCATTAAAATATATTCACCAGCCTTAATGACAAAATCATCGCCTCTGAATTTTTCTTTATGTGTTAAACCGTCTGGATGCCTATTGTATACTCGCCACTTATTCATAAAATCCCTTCATTCTGTTTTGTTATTGATCAGTTTAATTGTCGTCTAAAGCTATAATTTTAAATGCTACACCACCAGAAACAACCGCTGTTCCTCGCATTTGTATATTTCTGTGTCCTGGTGGTATTTGAACTATTCCACCAGCCGTTCCAATTCCTGCTAAAACACAAAATGTATTAGCCGCCACTGTTGATGTGTTTGTTTGCAAGTTATATAAAGGATAATATGTTGTGCCTTCATCTAAGCTCGCATAAACCATCATTTGTACTGCTGTGCTCATTGTCGCAATTTGTACAGATGCAACATATGCACCCGCTGGCATCGTTGGAAAGTTACAATAAGAAGCACCCGATAATATATTTGCTGAATAAACTTTTACTGGCATGAGTGACCCCCTAGTCGCTACAAATTATTTTATAAATGCAACCATTATCAACAGTTGCAGATGTTAATATTTTAAGATACCGAATCCCATTTGGAATTAAAACAAGAGCATTTGTTGTGCTACTTGAAATTATAAATTGATTTGAAGTAGTTAACTGAGTGTTGGCTTGTGGATGAAATATTCTTCTAAAGTTAGAATCTTGATTTGCTCCATAAACGTAAAGCTCAGTGTTTGATGTCATAGTTGGAATTTCAAGAAAAGTATTCTTCCAGGACCTAGCTAAATCAATACTAGATGTAGTTGTTCCACCTGATGCCATTGTAAGAGTAAAGACTGATAATGGGCCGTAACTCATTATTGGTCCTCTCTTGTGTTAAGTGAACATGAAAAGTATGGAGTAGTTCCTGATGTGCATCTTGCTGCAAGCGTTAATGTTTCACCAGGCTGCAATATTAATTCATCATCTAAAACTAAATTAGCCTCTCCACCTGCTCCGATCGGTAACGTAAATATCAATTGATCGTTACTTGAGAACGTACAAGTAGTTGCGCCCTGATCCACACAAGAGCATGATGTTGTCGCCCATGTTGTGAAATTAACAGGGCCAATAAGGGTTGCATTCTTGATTAAATAAAGAGTTGCGATTGTGTTATCAGTGTGAGCGGCAGCAACAGATATTAAATTAATCAAGCTCTGATTAGCTCGACCTGTGAAAATATACTGATTACGAATAGTAAAAAGAGGATAATAAGTAGAGGCAGTTGAACCAACATATGCCGCAGCTTCTCTAGTATAAGTCATTCTAGGCCCGATTAATTTCTTTTGCCCTTCTAAGAATATCGCAAAACTTCCAACTGAAACAGATACATTCGTAGTTGATCCAGCAGAATAAGCGGCCATCGTAAACGGGAATGTTGGTTGTGACTGAGTGACTGATGTCCTAGAGTTTTGAGCTTCGATTACATGAACTGTAACCCAACTAGGATTGTTAGGACTTAATCCAGCTTCGACTTGAAAAGTAATTGCGCCAAAGCCAAGATACTGAATGCCGATCTGAAAAACATTACCCTTTGTAGGGTCTAAAGTTACTCCACTTGGTCCAGTTCCATCAAGCTTGTCACCATTCCATGAAGCCTGAGGAATCCAAGTATCTGTTGATGTAGCTCCAGCAAGAGTTTCTGCAAATGTTCCAGCAACGACAAGAGCTGTTCCTCTAGTTAGTGAAAAAGTTCCTGTTTTATTCCCTACCGAGTTAGCTAAAAACATAACTGTAGAACCGATCTGTTCGGTAGTATAACCAGGATATGTTTGTTTAGAAATATCATAAGCGGTTCTCTCGGTAGTTGTGCTTGTTGGAATCGTTACAGTATAATCAAGGCCATTTAAGCGCATGATTATAGTGCCGCCTGTTGTAGCAGCCGCACTAATAGTTAGTGTCTGAATTTCTCTAACATTGCCAGTTGAATGTAAAATCCCAAATGATGTACCATTATAACCAAAGTAAAAACCAGATTCAGACGAACCAACACCAGCGACAACAGTTGAACTTGCAGCAGGCGCAGACCATAGAGCCGTATATCTTGCGACTATACCCTGTCCAGGTCTATACCTAGCTCTGCCTGTAGACTGCATACTTGCAAATGAATAAGCGGTTGTGCCTGTTTCGCACTTAAATAAATTATTAGTTGCTGAATTTACACCTGATGAAACCCCAGGCGTAGGAGCTGTAGCCTCATAACTTAATCCAGTTGTTTCTTTTATCTCATGAACACTAATCCCATGAACAGCGTCGACCTGCACAAGTGGTAATAAGTTCTCAGTATGTATTGAGCCGAATGGATTAAGAGGCCCATGAATCTCAACCTCTGCATGACCTTCACCAGTATAAGAAGCAGCTACGGCCTGACCAGCGTCGTTAATTCCTGATTGAATTTCTACACCGCTACCAGACCAGCTCATTTATTACTTTCCGTAAACAACTAAATAAAAATTATCGCCATTTGTCGCAGCACTTACAACAACAGTCGATCCAGATATTTTAATCAATGGAGCACCTGAATTCATAGAAATAGGGCTTAATGAGTAGCCATCAACCACGCCCAATCCTGGGGTGATAATTCCTGAAGCTGCGTCAGCTGTAACGTTGCAAATTACAACTCTCTTGTTTCCAAAAACTGAAGTATCTTTTGTTACTGTATATGCCATTTTTTAATTCTCCTTAAAAAAGTAGTTTTTTTTCTGTAGTTTGCGGGTTTTTTGCTTGCTCTTCAATTTCTGAGAACATAGTCATTTGTCTTAAAAAGTCTTTAAGTGTACATTGATAAATGCTTCTTAAATTTCCCTCTTTATAAGCTCCAAAAGTTCCACCTTCTGAGCAATTATAATAAATACCAGGGACGTTCAAAGACACATATTCGAACCAGCCTTTGAAGTTATAATAAGAGCGCCATGTTTTTACTGGTATTCCGTATACATCGTTAACCTTCATTACATTACCCATGTTTGCGTCGTACTTAGAATCCCATCCATGAAATTTACTATCGTAAGAAAAACAAAAATCAGCTCCTATGAATCCTACGATAGAAGCACCAAAAAAAGCTTTTGCAATATATAAACAAGCTCCAAGCACATTGCCGCCACTTGAAACGTAAGTATTAAATAATTCTATTCCGTCCACATATTTAGTGAACTCAGTATCTGGCACAGGCGCATTGAAAAAATATACTTTACCTTGCCATTTTTCTAATAATCTCGGACTTGTGCCGATATAACATAATAAAGTTCTATCCTTAGTGATAGCCCAGTATTCTTCTGGTGTTTTAGTTCCACCTTCGTAAACTTCCTCAACAACAACTTCGCCCGCATCTAAAGAAACATAAAAGTCAGCTGGCACACCTTCGTCTTCCATAAAGTGAAAATTATGCAGACAAGAAATAACAGTCATATCTTTTTTAAGTTTCAAATCTTTTGCATTACCTTTTAGGCTGGGCCCTGATCCAGCTATCACAACAGACTTCATTGCGTCTCTTCCGAAAAGAGAACCAATAGACATTTTTGCAAATGATCCATATTTTTCGTGATTAGCTTTCACGTTTTTTTCCCAAATAGGTCTCCATGCTGCCACTGTTGGCCCATCATTCTCACAAGCTTGATTGTGCAATTGCTGTGGAGTTTGAGGAGCAAAATCAATGTAGTTTTGATATTCGAGTTGCACTGTTGCTGTTTTCATCATTAATTTTCTTTCTATCAGTTGAGGCCCCCGATTTAGTCAGGGGCCAGTTGTTAATTATAATACACCACCGAAAATGCGTCCGTAACTTGTAGCTCCTGTTATGAAAGAGTTTAGAGTTACTGCATATCTTGGAGCTGTTGAGAAGGTTGCAGGAGCTGCAACGAATCCACCATCAGTTCCCAGAGTTAAGAAAACACCAGTCGCTTGAGAAACTTCGCCCGAATCTGTTGAAATTAAAGAGCGACCTTTAACCATCAACCAACCGTAAGAAGCTGTCCCGATAGAGTTTTGAGCTACACCTGCAAAGAACCCACCCTGAGAAGCGTTAGTCACTCCCACTGTGTATCCAGAGGTCGCAGTATTAGTAAGCTTTAGAACAGCATACTTTCCAGTTCCGATAACTGAGTTATCGTCATTGTAAACATATACGTATTCGTTACCGCTTGAAAAATGTCTTGCGCCTGGTGAGTACAAAGGCAATGTAGAAAACGATGTTAAATCGTCTGCTTTTACTACATCTATTAAACCATTAAATGCCATAATATATTCCTTCCTTATTAAGCTGTTAAAGCTGAAAGCTTACCGTGTAAGCGATTGTTAGAAGATCCGATTGCGCCCATCCAATAAACTTTTGCAACCTTAACGTTTTGATTAATTGGCTTAGTAAACGGCTCAAATCTCATGTCTTCGTCTTTATGAACATATAAATGTAAGTAGTTCTCGTTGATTAAGAAAATGTGATTTGCAGGGCAATGAGAGTCTGCGATAAATGGAGCTCCATTGAACATTAGGCTAGAAAATCCACCTTTTGCAGTCTCAGAATCCATAAATCTTTGTTGAGGCTGAAGAGTCGCGTAGTATCGATTGTAATTTGCACGAGTTGCTAAAATTACAGAAGGACCTTCGTTATCAACAGAGCAAGCATTAAATTGAGTTTGTAAAGCCGCAATGCTGAATGTTGTTGTTGAAGAGTCAACTTGAGCAGCCCACCAGCTATTAGTAGATTGAGAAATTCCACCAACAGTGTTAGTAGTTCCAACAATTGATCTTAAACCAGCAGGAGCGTTTAAAGTTGTTCCGTCATTATATAGAGCAGTACCTAAAGAATCGATCATAGTTTTTTCAGCAATTTGAATCTTGCTTTTTACTAAAGCGATCTTCTGAGCATCACCGCTATTTTTTAACTCGTCCAAACGAGTGATAGAAATATTAGCGTATATTTGCTTCCATGCGTATTCAGCCGCTGTGATGTTTTCATTATCAGCAGTTGATAAAGTATCAGCACCAGTGTACCAGCCAGAAGCTGTAGTGGTTGCGTAGTTAAGCGGCTGCATGATAGATGTTCCGCCATCAAGTTTTTCAAGACCTTTTTTCTTAAGTCGTTGAAGACCTGGGTTTGAATCAAAAATATTATCTGCTAGCTTTTTAATAAATTTCTTCTCTGTAATACCAGAGATTTGGTCCCATGTTAATGCCATTTTTGGCCCCTTTTAGTTAAGTGTTTATGATATGCCGTATTCTCTGAGAATTTCGGCTTGAATGTCGTTGTAGCTTTTACCTTTGACAGAATCAGTAACCCTAGGAGTAGGAGTTGAGCTTATGCCCAAGATTCCCAGCTTTGATTTTGTATTCTTGTCAGATATAACCTTCAACTTCGCGTCTTCTTGTGCCATCTTCATTAATTCATCATGATGAAAAGCCTTGAATGCAGTGGCGAACTCTTTTATTCCCTCTTTTTGAGCGAATTCGAGGACCTTGTATTCTAGACTTTTACCTTGAGAATCAGGAGTGACGAAATCAATTTTAGGATACTGTTTTTGTAAATTATTAAATGCTTCGTTGTATTTTTCATCTTCAAGCTTCATCAATTGAGCTTGTTCGCGTTCTTTATAAGAGTCCGTAATTTGTTTTAAATTGTCAATTTCTTGTTTTAAAGAATCAACCCTTGGGTCAACAGCTTGATTTTGTAATTTAACTTGCTCATAAGAACTTTGAACGGTTTCCCACCATTTCGGGTTTTGTTTAACATAATTGTCAACGCTCTCATATTTTTCTTTCCATTCTTTAATTTGAGCTTCTTGAGCTTTCCATTGGGCTTCTTTTTGAGACCACGATTGAAGCTGTTTATTTAATTCACCAATCTTATTAGGTGAATCATATCCTTGCTGTGCCCATCTTAAAACTTGGTCACGAGTGGCTTTTATTTCTTTGCCGCCAACCTTAAGCATATAATCTTCAGCTGCTGTGTTAACTTGTTTTGTTTCAGCACCTGGCTCAATAGATGATTCATCTTTTGGTTCTTCGATAGAACCTAAAAGTTGATCAACTTCCTCTTCATTCTGTGGAACATTATCAATTTCAGACATTCAAACCCCTTTGTTATTGTCTAGTCTGTGGTCCCATCGGAACACCGCCGACACCTTGATCAACTGGAATTTGCTTCATTCCTTCAGGTTCTACTTGCTCCTCTGCACCACCTAATTTATTTTCAACTAGATTAATATATAGATCTAAAATCTGTTTCATTTGCGCCTGATCTTCAGGAGTAGTTTCTGGTGATCCAGCTAACATTTCAGAAAGTTTTTCAAGACCTTTTCCTACTTGCTTAACGAGTTGTGTTGCTGGGCCTTCTGTTTGTTCCATTTGTTCTTCCATTTAATTACTCCTAAGTTTTAGTTCTAAAATTTGTTCTTCGTGTTTATCTACTTGCGATTTTAAAGCGGAAAAAAACCAAATAGATTTCCCTCCGAAATAAAGAATTGACCAAATCGTCCCAAGATTTGCGATTATAAGAAACCCAACTAAGTAATAGATTGAGTCCCCCACTACATTGGTCCTTGTTGTGCTTGAGCTCGCATTTCTGCCATAGCTTGAGCGTCTGC